TACCCACAGGCAACTTTGATATTTCCATAGACAAATTAGTCAAGCTGTTGTTATGCAATGTAGAATTGTAATCTCTACCTCTATCAAACGCTAAGTTTTTACCGACTTGCATTTTGTTTCCTTGATGCAATATCATTTGTGTTTTGATAGATTTTAACTGGTTAGGAGTTAAATTCTTTTTTGTATAGTTTCTTTCAAACTTTTTATTATAATTCTTTAACTCATTCTCAGCTTCTAATGTGCTTGTAGCCTTGCTGTTTCTTATTAAATCATTAACTTCATTATTGTATTGTGTCTTTAACTCAGCAAATGCAGCTTTAGTGTTTTCCTCTTTTTCTTTCATGCCAAATTCGTAAGCTATATTACCAGCCTTTTTAAACAAATCTGCTGTAGCTAATTGTGCACCAACAAATGCTTGTGTATCTGCTCTAACACCAATCTGCGTTGTAGGTGCTTTTACTCTTTGTCCAAGTTGGTCATATGTAGGTATCTTCGGCATATCTTATCCCATCAAAGTTGCAGTTTTAGCACCAGACTCAAGCAAATTAGCATAGGCTTGTGTTTTGATTGCAGATGCTCTTGATGCACCTTCTGCTCTAATCATAGCTGCTTGTGCCGTTTTTGCCTGTTCTTGTATGCTGCTTGCATATCTTATAGCTATAGCATCCATCTCTGTATTCATATAAGTATCTCGTAACGCCAATAAATTACTACCTGTTCCAGTAACAACACCTGATTTAGCAGCAGCTACTCTTTGTGCTGATATTAGCTTGTCTGATCCTTGACGTAATCTTTCTTGCTCGTCTCTTGCTGAACGTTGCAATAATACTCGCTCATTCTCTGCCACTTTAGCATTATATTCAGCAGTTAACCTTGCTTGTTTTGCAGCAGCTTGACTTGCTTTAAATCCCATAATTGCACCAAGACCTGATGCAGCAGCATACCCCCCTGAACTCCCACCACCACCAGAGGTTGAAGCCTGTGCATCATTTGCATACATACTGTTTGCCATTACGCCATCCTCGCAAAACGATAATAATCTGATCCATCAGGACCAAACTTCTTCATTAAACCTTCATTCTCAAAACCCAACCACTCAACATATCTTATAGCTTGCTTGTCACTTGCATGAACACTTGCCTGTATACGCTGTAAATCGTTGTCTTCTTGCACATGATCTAATAGTAAACTGGAATACTTGGCTGCTGATATTGGCATATCGTAGGCATACTTGGACATCACAAACCAGGCTTCACCTACATTATCCCACAATCCGTATACACCACCAATCATAAATACCTTACTTTCTTGCATTGCTGTGTATGCACTCAAACAAGTTTCTTTCATCATAGCTGCTTTTGAGCTTTCTGGAAAATGAAAATTTGTTTCAATCATATCCAAGTCTTCTTTTTCAAACTTCTTAAAATTAAGCATCAAACGTATTAGACCTTCTCATAATCGCTAATATTGTCATTGGCAATGGCTGTGTTTGCCTTATAACAATCTTTGCATCATTGTCATAGCCTGATGGAAAAGATATTTCTTTATCCCCAGTAAATAAAGGTACAGCTTCATCCATAGCCATACTACTATCTCTAAATGGTAATCTGTCAAGATTATCTGTATCAGGACCTAACTCTGCACCAACTGTCTGAAAGAATCTAGCTGTCACGCCATGTATTCTCTTTATTTTGCCTTGTGCAATCCCATCTTCTGCACCTGCTTCCATACGCAATGTTTCCAGCGAGGATGTGTAACCATAGCCAACATGAACCTTAGATGCACTCCTATCTAATGTAATTGTGCCATTGCTGACTGTTTTATCAGCGTGTGCAGCACCATCTGCTAAAATGGTTACTGTTTCACCCTCAAGATGATTTAGGCTTGTAATGGTCGTTGTAGCTCCACCATCATATGTTAATCCACTATCTACGAAGAAAGCATCTGCAACATCATCATTAAAATATAATGACTTAAGATATACAATGTGTCGAACAGTTGATCCATCTATTGTCCTCTTTACACTAAGATAAACCTGGTCTTCTGCACCACTAGGAATGGCTGTGATACTTTCAACTATACCACTACCACCTAAACTATGCTCATGCCAACCAACTGTAGCATTTGCTCTGTCATATGTTAAGCCTATTAATCTTCCATCAGCATGAACAAACCATAGCAATAACTCAGGCTCTTGTTGCCATACCATATCAGTCAAGCCACCTCTAGCTAGATGATCTGCCAATACAGTTAAATCAACACCCAACAAACCATCTGTGTCTAAATCAAAGGTTATCTCTTTTACCTTTTCAGCACCTTTTTGTATAAGTATCGTACTATTACCTGCTCTCAAAGGCTTTACATTACCTGTACCAAAGGTTGTTTCTCTTAATACGTTAACATTCGTAGGTGTTACTGGCTCTGATCCTGCTCCACCTGATAATGTAAACTCAGCACTCGTAGTCAATAACTGCAAGAATCTAGCTGGTAAAAGATGCTTAATAACGTTAACTTGATCTGATGCTATCGTTACATTTATCGCATCATCATCATTAGTACCAGGTGTATGGTTCTCAAAGTCAGCAGATACACTGCCAAAGATAGTCTGTGGCTGACCTGTTGTACCAGCAAAATACAATCTTTCCTCATAGAAACCTATAGCTCTAGGATACCCTTGATCCCCACCAAAAGCACCTAGTGACCATCTTGTATTAGCATTGGCTGAACCAACGACACTGTCTGGCAGTCTTGAGTTACCATATTGATCTTCACCCACTGATGCTGTTACGACTGTTGCACTTGTGAAAGCAGTTATCCTTACATTACCATCTGCATCATGTAAATATTCCCAATCAATCGTTCCATATGTTTCAGTTCCAGTTAAGTGTACTGGTGCTGTGTTGCCACTTGTTACTGTTGACCCAGTTACGTTTTTGTAAACATGACCATTAAATCTTACTGTTGCATTGTCTGCATAACTTGTTGATGCCGCCCATTCATCATGCTCTATCTCAAGTATCTCACGAAATCTTATGTATCTTCCTATATCATCACTACTAAATAAATTAGCTGACGCTGTAATTGTGACGCTTCCTGTAGCTGCTGAAGCATACAAAGTTGTGTCTGTTATATTTTCATCAAGCCAAGGACCATCAATAAAATTTATATCTTCCAAAGTAAAACTAGTAGCTGTGGTTCTTGTTAGTTTTGCAGGTGCATGATCCTTATGTGCAAGATATAATACATCTGCTGATTGTGCATAGTTAATCTCAAATATATCAGTTACGCTGTAAGTCGTTGTAACTTCTACTATTTTTCCAACTGTGCCACCACTTGTGTATGTTGTGAAAGCAGAGCTATCAATACCACTTAACTCAAATGTATTTGTTGTAGCACCAGCAACAGTAAACTCTTTATTGTTTACCTCTGTCATGCCACCGACACTAGTAATAAAAACTCTATCGCCATTACTTAGACCATGTGAGTTAGCAGTAACAACTGCTGGATTGGCTTTTGTTATTGCTGTAATAGATGTAGTTGCTTCTGTAAGTATCCCACCATCTTTGAAGAATCTTACATAGTTTGCACCAAACTCTAATACATAGGCTTGCTCATCAGAAAACTCAAAGTTAATTAATCTTACTTTGCCACCATCTTTTGTGCTACCTGCGTAGTATGTGCCTGGTCTTCGTGTTGTACCCCCTTGTGGAAACACAATCATATTGCTTAAGTCTTTTACAGCTTCATTATACTTCTGTAAATCAATCCTACCTTCTAAGCGTGGCGATATCTCACCTGCTCTGAAATTGGTGATGATTGACGATACTCTAGCCATATTAGAACCTTGCGTTGGTGAAAGTATCTGCCTGTATTTGTTCTGGATAACCCTCTCGTGCATCCATGCTTCTAGCTTCACTTAATCGTGCTTGATATAAAGAATACATAGATTGTGCTAAAGCATTACTGCCAGTTATGGCATAGGCTGTTTCTGCTGCAAGTTTATGTGCAATCGTGCTGCTTAACAAAGGATCAAACTGTTCTGTGTCAGTTACCCTAGATAAATATATTATTGAGCAAGTACCTTCGTTAGAAAGTATCTTTCTGCCTTCTATCTTATACATTACATTGCTGTCATACGCAGCAACCTCATTATTTACGTTTGAGTTCCAAAAAGAAAGAACCCTTAAGCAATAAGGGTCTGTTGGCAATGTATATTGAAAACTAAATCCGAATGGTGGTGCATCACTGTCTCTTGCTAGTGTTGCCCTTGATATAGCTACATTCCAAGGATGTGACCTTAGAACGGCATCTCTTACTGTTTCAAATCTTCTATTACAAAGTCGTGCTTCTTTTGAGTTTTCCGTTAATGCAGTTATTGTTGCTGCACCAAGTAAATCCATAGCTTCATTACAAATGTCTACAACTGACGGCATATAAAACTCCTGAAAGTAAGGAGCAGATTAACTGCTCCCTACAAATGTTTTAGTTAACAACGTACTCTATAACAAATGACATATCACCTGCTGTACCACCTGTTGCACTGAATGTTACTGCAACATAATAGTATCCACCAGGATCAGATGAAGCACCTGCATCTTCCCACACTTGCTGACCAACTGTAGTGATGTCTGCTTCAGATCTTACGTCTGTCATAGCTCCTTCGTCAGCAACAAGTGTTGCGTATACGTCTTCGTCTACAACAGTACCACCTGTTGTGTACAAACCAACATTAAAAGTACAAGTTCCACCTAAAGTGTCAGATGCAATCTTTAATGCTGAGATTGACGCATTAGAAGGAATTGGTGCAAGCATAACAATATCATTGTCTGTACTATCACCAGCAGCTAATGCAACTGTGCCCTGTGCTACACGCAAAACGCCATGTAGTGAATGAGCTTCTGAAATAACTTGAGGAGTAGCTTCGAAGTTACTTACAAGAGTTGTGTTCTTTGTAGTCATAATTCACTCTCCCTTAAGCTGATTCATCACAGTCGATTTGTACTACTTTGGATTCTTCCATTCTAGTAGCACCAATGCTCATGCAGTAATAAACTTGAGTTGAGTAACCTTTATCGGCTCTCTCATCTATTCTTGCATTGACATCTTTTCCAACACCTAAAGCAATACCATCTTCTGCCCAAGCAAAACATGATCTGATATTAGATGCAATCGATAGTCTGTTTGTTACGATAAACTTGAAGCCTAGGAATGTATCCACATCACCTTGTACAAGAGCCTTAACTGTGTTGAAGTCAGAACTTGTTACTGATGTTGTGTTTAATAGAGCTTCAATCTGATTTGGTCCAACAGCAATATATCTTGGTATTGAAGGATCAACGTCAGCTAAATCTAAAATCTTTTTAGCTTCAATTAACTTAGCAATAGACATATCGGCACTACCATCTGCAATCTGATTACCAGCAGCAAATGAAGTAGATGTTGAGCCTGTTTCGCCTGTAAAAGCTGTACCAAGTGCAGCAGAGATG